TTTACCGGTACCAAAATAAAGTTTTGTATCGTCTGTTATAGTTAAGTCTGTGTCATCCCACGTGAAGGCCGAAATGCCGCCGAATGCAGTGCCTCCATCATTATACTGTATTTGAGCATCCGAACCGCCAGCGTCGCCGCCACCGCCACCTGCTGAAGAGGTTAGAACGAATCGATCATTGGTGTCGACAGCTATATAGCTTCCGGCTCCGGCGGCGGATCCGCTTTCAATCGCGCAGTTTATAGTTCCGGTTATGTAAACGCTTCCTGTAAATTGGTGAGTAGTAGAATCAACATCGCCTGATGCATATGTTGAGCCTTTGGTGCTTTTATCTCCGGGGTTAAAGTCTGACATTATATCTGCTTCCTTCCTTTAATCAGTTAAGCCTGAGCCAGTTAGGTCATACATACTTGCAATGTTGATTGAAGTTAAGTTTGCGAGCACTTCGAAACCATTATCGCCTCCGCCGTTTGAAGCACAACTAACATAAACGCCTTTGCATTTAGTACGAAAAGTAATAGATTGATCATCGCTCTCTAGTGTAACATAGTGGTGTCCTGTGATCACTGATCCAGCTGAACTTGTTGAATTAAAATGTACTCTTAAAACTGGTCCAGCACCAGATCCAGAATTAATTACTGTAAACTCTCGCGAAACATGCGGAAAAGAAACAAACATTTCCTGTCCGGTGGCTAAAAGCGACCCTGTAATATAAGGATGTCCCGATATTTGATAGGATCCTACGTTTCTCAACCCAATGCCATGGCCTGGATAGGCAATGGTTTTGCTAGTGTCATCAGATGGATTTGCCATTTTTTACTCCTTTAGCTTTAATTTAAATAGTTCCTAGTTGTTTAATTCTTTGATTGTGAAGCTTTTCTAGGAGCTTTTTCCTTCTTGCTTTATCTTTTCTTCTTTTATCGGATGGTTTCTCGTAGCGCTGGCGCTCTTTGTACACATCTAAAATTTTACTATTCTTAACTTTTTTTGTAAATCTTTTTATCATTCTTTCCAAACTCTCGTTTTTGTCTCTAGGTCTTATTTCTACGTTGATTGGTTTTCCCATAGTACAGCATCCTTTTTTAAATTAATTTATTCCACTTGTGACCACCAAGAGCCATAATTCCAGATATGTCTACACCAGGATCATCTGGACTTACACCAGCTAAGGCTCCATTTGGTGCAGCTTCATTAATGCTGCCGCCCTTGCTCAGCGGTTCCACGCCCTCAAAGATATCTTTACCCAAACCAGTAGCATCTAAAATTTTTCTTCTATGTTCTTTCATCAGCCTTCTTCTTTCTTCTTCTACTTCTGCTCGCTCTAGTTCAAGGTGTTTTTGTGTTTCGCTTGGTTTATTATTTCTGACCTCATAAGTGTTTTTATTTTCTACCAGAAGAGGAGATAGACCTGTGGCAACCTCAGAAACAATATTAGATAACAGGCCCTCTTCTAACAAAATTTCTCTTACACATTGTGCTACTAATGGTTTTAAAACTTTTTTTAATTCTGTTTTTTTCATTCTTTTACCTTGTTTTAAAAAATATTGTTTAAAGCTCGATTAATTCTATCACCCTTTGTAAAGATTCTAGAAAGATCTTTTTCTAAGTTTTCATACATTTTAACTTTTTGATCTAGAATATATGCATTTGGTGCTGAAGGCTCAGAAACTGCATCAAAACAAATTAATTGAAGGTCGTCTTGTACTAATTGTGCGCCTGTTCCTCTGGGACATGGACTGAGAGAACCCAAGGCTCTTGATGAAAAGCCAAATTTAACGCCGCTTTTATAGAGGCCTTCTAAAATTTGCCCTGACGGGGTTTTTAAACACTGTATCACACCAATAACGTCATCTCCATTCCACCACACTCTCACAACCTTGTGAGATGCATTTTTTAAATTTATCACACTGTCGTCCGGATGATCACACTCTCCAATGGCTCGACCTTCAGCAACCATTTTTCCGTAATTTTCTATCTCACGCTCTAAAACAGAACGACCATAAACTCTTCCGTTGCCGTTTTGTATATCACATTGTTGTAGTTTGGCAGGAAACAGCAAAAACCCATCATTGATCATTCTTTTTTCACCTTCGTTCAAAAGATCTGTGCAGCCACGTTCATCGCATTTTAATTCAAAGTATTCTCTTAAAAGTGTCTTAGACATCATATCTTCCCTTTATGCGGTCTCGCTCCGCACGATACTGGAGCCGCTGCAACAGCGCCTGACAGGTTGAAGCTTCCATTTTTTAGTCAACATAACAATCTCCCTCATTTTTGTGGGTTATTTTAAACCCGAAGTCATTAACCAATACACTTAACAAATAACTTGTACCAGAACTTAGACATCCTAATATAAGCATATTCGCTATATTATATTCAAATGTAAATAGTTCTGTATGTCCATTAATCCCAAACAAAAAAACACCAACCCAAAAGCCCATACACATCGGACAGTGAAAAAGCTTTCCTAAACCATATAACCAGTTTTTACGGGGGCGGATTGAATTAAAAATAGAACCAAGAATTAGAATTTGAGTTAAGCCATATGCAGCAAGAATAAAATATACTAAATCCATTTGAACCTCTTTATTTTAGTACCCGCCTCGACCAAACATACCATGTTGGGCCGGATATCCAGTAAATTGATTAATTGTTCCTCGATGGGCGCCGTGTGGGATTGTTCCAAGTTCTGTTGAATCTTTTTCTTCGGGGTCCAAAAGTTCTTTTTCAAAATCAATTTTGTATTTTTGGACTGCAAGATAATGTGGTTTTTCTTCCAAGAGAAAAGAGACCACACTATATAAAGTCATTTGAATAGGATCAACTTTTTTCTCTTCTAATGGCGTCATGATCTTTCCTTCCAAAGAACCATATATGTTTCCAGCGTGAACTGTGGAGGGTTCTACAACACCATTTCTTACCAAGTGTTCAAACATTCTAGACTGTGTTGCATATACGTGATCGCCATATTGTGATTTTGACAGTGCTAAAATTTTATTTTGTGTGGGGGACAAGACAATATCTATTTCTGGATGGTCGACTATTAATATATTGCCATCCATAGTTTTTCGCGCCTTTAAATTAATTTTAGCAGCAATTGGATTTTCAACCGTGACCTTAAATTTAGTTGAAGGTGGTGTTACTTGAGATTTTTCTTTAGGTTCTTCAACCTTTACAGTAAATTGTGCCATTAGTTTTCTACCTCTGTGGCCAGCTGCTGCACTTTAAGAACGCTCTCTATCATGTCTTTGTCGATTGGTTTTTGATTACAAGACTCTAAAATTTTATATACTTTCTTCATCTTTTCAAACATTGTTTTATCATTTTTTAATTCTTCTAGATCGTAAGCGCTCTGTACCGTCTTTTTTAGTCTATGAATCTCTTCATTTAAATAAAGCTGAAAATCTACACCATTGTCCAAAAAAGATAAAATATATTTGTTAAGCAATTGTTTTTGGCTTTCTATCAGCACCTTTTTATAATGATTATTATAGCGGTTGATGAATTTATTAACAACTAAATTATTAATTTTATCATTTTTAATTTTTTGGGTATGGCCAGATGAGACAACAGACAAAACTCTTTCTTCTAAGACAACGCGATGTTTCACACCGACGTCTTCTCCAAACATTTGAGATAAGTTAGCAATGTCTTTGTAGTTTGGAACAAAATTAGAAAAAACGTTTCTAGAAATCTCTTTGTTTATCTTTTTGATAAGCGTGCTTTGCTCAGAAAAAACTTTTTTCTCATCCAGCTTTTTATATTCTTTTTTCGTTTCTTGAATTAGTTTTTCGCCTATTCTAATTGAAACACCTCTGGTTTCTAGCAAAGTCTTAAATAAAAGCAATTCTTTTCCTAGTTCTTTTTTCGGACTAAAAGATTCTTTTAAGGTGTTGATTATTTTGTTTCTCATAACAACATCTTTTTTTAATGTTTGCTTAACAATTTCGCGGATTAGTGCCTCGTACAGAAAAGCTGTATTTCTTTTTTTATTATGTTTGGGCATTGTCTTTTTGCTCCAATTCATTAATTAAGTCTTTAACTGTCTGGTTAGTTTCAAACAGTTTTTTTTCTTCGACAGCATAATTAGTTTCTTTTGACTCATAAATGCCTTTTCCCAAACCAAGCAATTCGTCTGCACCGTCAGGCAAGTTCATTCTAAGTTGTCTCTTGGGCAGTGTAGCAAACTCATGAGCATCTTGTGCCCTCATGTTCTTTTTTCTTGGGCCCTGACCTTTACGCTTGTCAGAGTCCACAGGTTCATACCATCCTTTTGACTTTTCAGTTTTAGTTTTTTCAACACCGCCGAAAGCGCTTGTTTTAACTTTTGCTTTTACCCATGCATGATCATCATCTCTTTTTCCAGGTGCGGCTAATAAAGATGTTTCACCAGCTTCTTCAGTTGTCGGGGGCGTTTCAGCCTCTCCACCCATGTCTCCCATGTCTTCTCCACCCATGTCTCCCATGTCTTCTCCACCCATGTCTCCCATGTCTTCTCCACCTAGCGCTGCCATTCCGCCCATGCCTCCTTGATCTGCCATCGCTTCTTGACCAAGAGCCTCAATTGACTGAGAGAAATATTTATCATAATAAAGCTCTCTCTGGTTGCGTAAGAAGTCTTCTTCTGAAAGATCAAAAAGGTTTCTTGCAACCCATCGTTTGCTGAAGAATCCTTCAGTTGCTTGCGCCGCGACACTAAATTTAGTGTTCCAGTGTTCCAGTTCCTGAAGTTCGGAAATTTTAGAAGGATTGTTTAATTTAATTTTAAATGATAACAAATCATCACCGCGATAACCTAAAGTATAAAGGTGAATAATTCCAATCTTTTCTAATTCTGTCGTGACCGATCTCTGAAGGCGCATAATTGTTCTAGCAAATCGAATATCCTTCTGCGCTAGCGTGGCTTTGTCCTCGTCCGCACCGTCGCCGCGGGAAAGATAAGATGCAGGTACTTTAAGAGCGGAAAAAAGCTTGTCTCTTAAATACTTAACGTCCTCAATGTCTCCAGTATATGTGCCGCCTGGTAAATTTACAATTTCAGTTCCAATGCCGCCGCGAACTGGAATAAAATAATCTTCTTCAACGCTTAAAGGATTATAACGCAAATCGACGCGGCCAGTATCAGCATCAACAATTTGATTTCGTTTCATTGAAGTTATAACACGTTGCATATATTGTTCAACGTCTTGAGGTGGGATATTTCCAACGTCAATTTTGAAGACGCGTCGTTCGGGCGCTCTCACAATACGATAAGCCATCATTGCATCTTCTAGCAGAATAAGCTGTCTCCAAATTCTTCTTGCAGAGTCCAGAACTGATGTACCATATGGTGCAAACTTGTCATTGCCTAAGACCCTGAAGTGGCCCATTTGCCAATTCTCGAAAGTCACGCCGCCGGAATTCCACTGATATTGTACATAGTTGGGGTTAGTTTTGTCTTCACCCTCCAATCTTTCTACTTGATCTGTTGGTAAGCCTATAACTTGTTTGACTCCGATGTCTGCATCGATATCTAAATAGAGATAAAAATCTCCATACTTACACATTGTTCGACACCAACCAAACAAATTGAACTCTATGTTCAAAACGTTGAAATATAAAGCATCTACAATACCTTTAATCTCTTCATCGGGACAATCGATATCAATTATTCTTTTTATACTGGTATGAGTTGTCATTTCGTCTGCGTATATGTCTAGCGAGGAAGCAATTTCAGGTGTATACTCCATCTGATCAAAGTCCGCATATCTCTGAAGGCGCGATTGAGTGCCCATCATAAAAGCAGAGAAATTATCAAAAGGATTATATCCTACTCTTTGAAATTTCTGACCAGCAACATCTTTAAATGTTTTGGCATACTTGTCTAATCTTCGCCTTCTTAGTTTTCTTGTGTTCTGAGACTGATAGTTGACCAGTGGGCCCGAAAATAGCTTAGTTAGTCTTCTATATAAATTTGAATCTGGATTTTTGGGATTTTTAGTATTTTTTACATTTTTGGGATCCATTTATTTCATCCTTTTAAGAGCCAAAGAAATTCTTTCATTTTGTTTTTCTCGTCGATGGCCTTTTCAAACAGTTCAGTTTGTTTTGGCTTAAG